GAAATTGCTGACGGAGTCGAACTTGCCAAGGCCAAATCGGAAGAGGTCAAGAGGCAACTGTCTGATGTCATTGATCAGCGATTTAGCAATTTTGGCAATGGTCCACTACAAGAAGTCAAACGCAGGGCTGAAGAAGCATTGCGAAACGCTGGCGCAGGTAATTTGCTAGCTCAAGAGGCTAAGCGAATCAGCGAGCAGGCAACCGCTGATATAACCAAATTAAAAAACGAGGTCGTTGATGGATATGTCGGCAAGAATACTTACCAAGAAGGAATTCGTGGGATTGAGCGACGGATTGAGGAAGTGAAGACATCAACGAATGGCCAAATTGCTACTCAAATCGCTGCGTACAAGCAATCAGTAGATGGCCAATTCACAAGCTTATCTTCTCAACTTGACGGCAAAGCTAATCTTGTAGATTTTCAGCGTGTACAAGAAACAAGCAAACTCTATGAGAGGATTATCGGTAGCAACGAGAATGACATTTCGAATAAGGTTGCTCGCATGGCTCTGACTAATCAACTTTTTCAAGTCGAAGTTGGCAAATATTCAGCTGTTGGCGGTCCGAATGTTCTCCGAAATTCGAGAGCGGATGACGGATTGAAATACTGGTCTGAAGCGAATGGTCGTTTGAATTTTACAGCTCACTCGTTTTATTTTAACGGTCAAAAACGCATGTTTGAATTGCGACCAGGAGCCATCGTTAAAAGTCCACGGTTCATTATCAAGCGAAATACTGATTATACGTTGAATATTTTAGGTTTCGATAATAACTCAAAATTTTTTAGGGTCTATGTTAGTAAACGTGTAAAAGGTTCTGTCGCAGATTTTCAACAGAGGTTACTGATATTCAATGGTCAACCTAAATGGGTTGATGGACCCGTTTTTGATAACACAAAAACGGTCAAAAAATCCATTACATTTAACGTCGGGGAATTCGATGAATGTTATCTGCAATTTGAATACGACCGCAACAATCCTAATAAATGGGGCGGTCTGTTCATGACAGAGCTTGATTTTTATGAAGGCACGACTGACCGTCGCTGGCAACCGGCTCCCGAAGATGCGACTCTAGAGACAGACAAGACTCTTGAAGCGACTCAAACAAAAATGACTCAGCTCGCTGGCTCCTGGGCCGTTCAGAACATCAATTCAGCTGGGGATATCATTTCTGGAATCAATCTTGGTTCAAATGGTCAAAATCGTATCTCTGGTAAAGCTACTCATATCACTGGAGAAACCTTGATTGATAATGCAGTCATTAAATCTGCTATGATAGACAAGCTTAAAACCGCTAATTTTGAAGCAGGATCAGTCACGACTACAATTTTAGATGCTGAAGCAGTAACCGCTGACAAGTTGAGAGTTGACCAGGCTTTCTTTAACAAACTGGTGGCAAATGAAGCCTACTTAAGTCAGCTATTTGCCAAGCAAGCCTTCATTAACAGAGTTAAAAGTATCACGATAGATGCAAGTCAGGTTCAGTCAGGTGTTTTGAGTGGTGATAGGATTTACGGTGGGACCATTACAGGTTCAAACATCTATGGTGGAACCTTAACAGGACACACTAAAATCCAACTAGGTTCTTATGGCTCATTCGATACTACAAATGGCGGTTTACAGATTAATGTACCACGAAGCCATAATACTAAAGATGGGTTAGGAGTGCAGTTCATTGGTTCTTATGGTCGTGGCGAAGATGTTCCTTATGGCCTTTTCATTTACAAGGACTCCGATTTTACTACTGGCGGTTACGCAAGTGATAGTGATGAATTCCTACTGACAGTAAGGGGATACATTAAAGCAAAAGGAATCGGCTGGCTCAAGACAGGGAATGGAAGGATTGACGGTGGAACAACCGGTACTATTGGGTTATGGAACTCCGACAATGTATATTTGAGTTTTGGTGGTTCAAGTAATGACATTTATTATAGTTATAACAGCACAGCATATAGCCTGTGGTCAGTTATTAATAAGCATTTCTCAGATAGACGTCTGAAAGACAATATCGTTGATTGCAAGCATAAGGCTCTTGATTATATCCATCAATTCCAGTTCAAGGAATACGACTGGAAGAAGCAAGAGGATAGACCACAACAAGCACACACGAAGATTGGATTAATCGCTCAGGAGGTCCAAGCAGTGGATCCTACGCTTGTTTACGAAAACGGAGATACGTTGAATCTGGACAATCTCAGATTAACCAATATCGCACTCAAAGCAATTCAGGAACTTGCTCTTGAAAATAAAAAACTTACACAAAGATTGGAGAACTTAGAAAATGAACGAAGAACAGCTTAACCAGGTTCTGGAAATGACGATTGATGATATGTTAGTTGACTCAAAGACATCAATGCTTAGATATAATCTGTTGAAGATTCAACTTGGGGAAAAAGAAGCAGAAAATAAAAGACTTCAAGCACGAGTGGAGGAGCTGGAAGCTCTGCTTGATGAACAAACTAAACCAGCTTAAGGAGAATAGACATGGCAATCAATGGTTATAATCTATCAACAAAACCATATTTAAGAATTTCTGGCTCGAATGTTGAGACGGTGGTAGAAATTCAACTATCAGAAGGAAACCGCTACAGCACTAACTCACGATCATTCCCTGGAGATCGTACAAATGAATCAGAAGACGTCTTGATTCAAGCGGTGCTGGATGTTCTCAAGTCTGAATTGGACCCAAGCTCTGCGATTGTGCAGGCGCAGAATAAGCTTGAACAAGCTGAGCAGAAGATTGCGCAAAACGAGAGTGAACGGAACAAGCTTGCAGCTCTTATTAAGCAGACTGAAGAGAATTCGAAGGTGAATCAGAAGGTCATTCATGTGCTGGTCTTGAACTCTGTCATGAGTAAGAACATTGAGTACGGTACGACCTACAAAGAGTTGATTGAGTTGATTCCACTTGCTGAAGTCGGGAAGACCTACTTACCACATGACTTGATTACCATTGAAGACCCTGAGCACGTTGAAGTGAATGGCGAAGGCAAACGCATTTTGGTTCAGCTTAACAAAGAATTCACATACAACAGCGAGCCAGTCAGCGCGTTTGCCACCAATGGCTCTCTGGAGCAAAACGGAACTGGGGTCGCTTGGAAATTTGAAGGGAAGGAATAGGAGGTGTGTATGCCAGGATATGAACGATTTCTCGTACAGATCTTCATCACCCTTATCCCTGTGATTGGTCTTTATTTTTCGATGAAAGATAAAGCAACCAAACAAGAGAATCGTCTTACGATTTTAGAGAAAGATATCGAGAATCTGAACGAGTTCAAAATATCAGCCAACAAGCGGCTTGATAACCACGATGAACAGAACAAAGCTATCTTAGTACTAGCTGAACAAGTGAAATCACTTGGTGAGGATGTGAGAGAGCTTAAAAATTTGATTCAAAATAAACAATAAAAGGAGAATAAACATGATTAACTGGAAAGTACGATTTAACTTACAAAATAAAACATTCTTATTGCGAGTGGCATTTGCGCTAGCTTTGCCAATTCTCGCATATTTCAACCTTAAGCTAGAAGATTTGGTTAGCTGGGGAGTTATTTTAGACTTGCTTGGCAAATTCTTTGCAAACCCTTATCTTGTGGGGTTGACGATTGTAAATATCCTAAATATCATTCCAGACCCAACAACATCAGGAATCTCTGATAGTAAAAGAGCATTGGAATACTCAGAACCAAGTGAGGATTAGGAGAGAATAATGAAGAAAAACGACTTATTCATCGACGTATCTAGCCATAACGGATACGATATTACAGGTATTTTGGAGGAAATGGGTACACAAAATACCATCATCAAAATCTCAGAAAGCACAAGCTACCTAAATCCGTGCCGACACGCCCAAATAGAACAATCAAATCCTATCGGGTTCTACCATTTTGCGTGGTTTGGTGGTGACATTGAAGAAGCTGAGCGAGAGGCACGCTATTTCCTTGATAATGTGCCCCAAAAAGTAAAATACTTGTGCCTTGACTACGAAGATCACGCTAGCGGAGATAAACAGGCAAATACAGATGCTTGTATTCGCTTTATGGAAATCCTCAAAGAAAATGGCTATGAGCCAATCTATTACAGCTACAAGCCATTCACGCTTAATAATATCTATTATGAGCAGATTCTTGCTAAATTCCCAAATAGCCTTTGGATTGCCGGCT